AGGTGGGGCAAGTGGTGATGTTGTATACACTTGTCCTAACAATTTTATTTCGTTAATAAAGTTTTTACATGTATCCAGTGGCTCATCTTCTACAAAAAAGTATAGCCTTCAATGGTATGAAGCTGCAACTACTACTTATCATTTTATTATAGATGAACATAGTGTTGCAGGTCACGGTATTGAAGAAGTTATTGAAGGCGGAGCATTTCTTGCATTAGCTGCAGGTGATAAGATTGTAGGATTTGAAGAAAGTAGCTCTGATTTTCATGTAATATTATCTGGTGAAGAACACTATCAACCAACTTAATGCATAACGGGGTTGCATTATTATCTATAGTATGTTATAACTATTTGAATATAACTACTCCTGCCTAGTTAAGGTAAACATATAAGGAGTAGAAAATGTTTAAAGCATATTGTAACCGAATCTTAGAAGCAATTCAAGTATCACAGCAAAGACGAGCAGACTATCACATACTGATGAACCTGTCTGATCATGAACTTAGTGACTTAGGAATTGGTAGATCTCAAATAAGAGAAAAAATTTATGGCGAGAGAACTAACTGAAAAACAACAGGCATTTTTAAATGCATTGTTTAATGAAGCTAGAGGCAATCCTGTACAGGCTAAGAAACTTGCAGGATATGCCGATGGCGTTTCTACAACTTCTGTAATGGCTCCGTTAAAAGAGCAGATTGCAGAAAAGACTAGAGATTTTATTGCAACTAGTGGACCAAAAGCTGTTTGGTCTATGATGCATGTGTTAGAAAACCCCACCGACTTGGGCAATAAAGAGAAAATGGCAGCAGCTAAAGACTTTCTAGATAGAGCTGGCTTTGTAAAAACAGAAAAAGTCGAAGTAAAATCCGAAAGCCCTTTGTTTATACTGCCACCAAAAGCAGATGAAGACTAAAACTTGGCAGTTACCTAAGCCTGAGAAGGTAGATGACGAATATGAGTGGGTTCCAGTAGTAAGAATCGGTAGAACTATACCCTTTGGTTACAAACAAGACCCAGAAGATGCAGATATTCTACTACCTATACCAGAAGAACTAGAACTTTTTGAAGAAGCTAAGAAACATTTAAAGAGATATAGTTATAGGGAAGTATCTGCTTGGTTAAGTACAACCTCCGGTAGGATGATCTCCCACGTAGGTTTATTTAAAAGGGTAAAACTTGAGCAAAGACGTAAGAACGCAGCTTCAGTCCAAGATTTCTATGCCCAAAGGTACAAAGCGGCAGCAGAAAAGGCGGAGAAGCTCGAAAAAGAAAGAATTGGTGCAAGACGTAGAGTTGAAACCAACGACTCCGATCAGCACACCGGATACTGAAGTAGAGCAGGTACAAAGGGAAGTAATCTTTGAACCTAACCCCGGTCCTCAAACAGGTTTTCTAGCTTCAACAGAGCAAGAAGTTCTATATGGAGGATCTGCAGGTGGTGGTAAGTCATACGCAATGATTGCCGATCCTGTAAGATACTTGAATAATCCAAATGCTCGTATGCTCCTAGTACGTAGAAGCACTGAAGAGCTGAGAGAACTTATCTCTGTATCTAAACAACTATACCCTAAAGCAATTCCGGGTATAAAGTTTATGGAAAGAGATAAGACTTGGGTAGCCCCTAGTGGAGCTACACTCTGGATGTCATACCTTGACCGTGACGATGACGTTATGAGGTATCAGGGACAGGCATTTAACTGGATTGGTTTTGACGAATTAACGCAATGGCCTACACCCTATCCTTGGAATTATATGAGGTCACGTCTTCGTACAACCAAAGCTAGTGGGCTACCTTTATATATGAGAGCTACTAGTAACCCCGGTGGTCCCGGCCATCAGTGGGTTAAGAAAACTTTTATAGACCCAGATACACCTAATAAATCTTTCTGGGCTACAGACTCAGATACTGGTGAAGTTATCTGCTGGCCTAAAGGTCATACTAAAGAAGGTGAACCGTTATTTAAACGTAGGTTTATACCTGCTAACTTATTTGACAACCCTTACCTTGCAGATGATGGAATGTATGAAGCTAATCTTCTGTCGTTACCAGAGCATCAGAGAAGACAGTTGCTAGAAGGTGATTGGGATATAAACGAAGGAGCAGCCTTTCCAGAGTTTAACCGAAAGATTCATGTTGTAGAACCTTTTGATATTCCAAACAGTTGGCCTAGATTTAGAGCATGTGACTATGGTTATGGTTCTTATACTGGAGTTGTTTGGTTAGCAGTTGCACCTGATGAGCAGTTGATAGTATATCGTGAGATGTATGTCAGTAAAGTTCTTGCAACAGACTTAGCTGATTTAATATTAGAAACAGAGTCAGAAGAAAAAATACGTTACGGTGTTCTTGACTCTTCACTATGGCACAAACGTGGTGACACCGGTCCAAGTCTGGCAGAACAAATGATTGTTCGTGGTTGCAGATGGAGACCAGCAGATAGATCAAAAGGATCTCGTGTTTCAGGTAAAAATGAAATACACAGAAGACTACAGGTAGATGAGTTTACAGAACAACCTAGAATGGTAATCTTTGATAACTGTAAAAATTTAATTTCGCAACTACCAGCTATACCTTTAGATAAGAATAATCCAGAGGATGTAGATACAAAATCAGAAGACCACCTTTACGATGCTCTAAGGTATGGTGTTATGACAAGACCAAAAAGTAGTTTGTTTGATTATACACCTGTTTCAAATACAGGGTTTCAAGCTAGTGATGCAACCTTTGGATACTGATACAATAATAACTTGTTCTAAGTGTTCAATAATTTATGACACAGATAAGTTTGAGTATTGCCCTAGATGTCGAGAACAATATGATTTTGATAACGGGCCTTGGAAAAATAACGAATGAAAACTTTTGTAGTTGTTGTAAGTATATGGGGTAATAATGGTACTGACTGGGTGTATACCGGCAATCAGTATGTTATGAACCAACTGTTTACAAAAGAACAATGTGAACAAATTGTTGATAGTTCTAACTGGAATAAGTTTAAAGAAAACAAATACTACGATTTACAGTTTGACTGTTTTAATGAGGATAACCAATAATGGCAGAAGAAGAAACTTTTGAAAACGAAATGGCAATGGACTCCATAGAAAGTCAAGCTATTGAAGATGCAGAAAAAGAAACATACTCAGATCCACTAGCAGGAAAAATTGTAGGTTTAGTTCAAGATCGTTACAGTAAAGCCTCCACAGCTCGTGAAACAGAAGAACAACGTTGGGTAAAAGCCTATCGTAATTATCGTGGTCTATACGGACCAGATGTTCAATTTACTTCCACAGAAAAATCGCAGGTATTTGTTAAAGTTACAAAAACAAAAGTACTTGCAGCTTATGGTCAGATTGTAGATGTATTGTTTGGAAGCAACAAGTTTCCTATATCTATAGACCCAACAACTTTACCGGAAGGTGCAGCTGAGTCTGTATACTTTGAGTCTAATGATAAGATGGATGAAGCTAAACAACAGTTTGGTCCAGAAGAAACTAAACTTAGACCCGGTGAAACTATTGTAGATCTACGTGAACGTTTGGCTAGTATGGAACAAAAGCTAACACCAGTCGTAGATAAATTAAAAGAGGGTGAAGGTAAAACACCCACAGAAATTACTATACATCCAGCGATGATCTCAGCTAAGAAGATGGAAAAGAAAATTCATGACCAGCTAGAAGAGTCCGGTGCAAAGAAACAGTTACGTGTTGCAGCATTTGAAACTGCACTGTTTGGCACAGGAGTTATGAAAGGTCCGTTTGCTGTAGACAAAGAATACTCTAATTGGAATGATGAAGGTGAATACTCACCTATATTTAAAACAGTACCACAAACTTCTTCTGTATCCATCTGGAACTTTTATCCAGATCCTGATGCAGCTAACATGGACGAGGCCGAGTATGTAGTAGAGAGACACAAGATGTCTCGATCTCAAATGCGTACTCTTAAGAATCGTCCTTTCTTCCGTGAAAATGCCATCGACACTGCAATATCTATGGGTGAGTCTTATACCAAGGAGTGGTGGGAGCAAGTCATGGAAGATGATGCTCAAGACTCTAAATCCGAAAGGTTTGAAGTTCTTGAGTTTTGGGGGAACGTTGATACTGATGTCTTAGAGGGACATGATGTAGACATTCCAGATGATCTAAAAGATATGG